CTGCCTTGATACAAATCAATGCCTGTTATATCTGTTCCACCGTCAACAGTGCCTGCAGATAATGCTTGCCCCATTACATCTCCAGTTGAAATAAATCCACTTAGGGATCTTACTGGGCCTTTAAATGTCGTCCTTGCCATAAAATTCTCCTTTGGTCATATAGACCTTTTGTTATACAGTCTCTATAGCGTCTGCCTAGCCAGTCTGTACAACTATGTTAATACTAGGTTAGTTGAAAAGGGGGCACAATGTGCGAGCCCCCTCCCCTTAAACGTTTAGGATGGATTAGATCCATATACGCCTCTCCAGTCAGACCAGCCGTAGCAGTATCTTTCTCGAGATTTGTATCTTACGTTGCCAGTTTCAAAGTCACCTTCCATCTTAGTATCGATTGGAGTTCTAGTGAAATGCTTCATACCGTTAGGAACGTCAGTTCTCATGAACCAGTTATTAGCATCGCTAAATCTGTGGTTCACATGATATCCACCCGGGATCATACCTTTAGATACGATCGCGTTGACATCATTGTCCGCTGTTCCAACTCTGTATGGAGAAGCCATTAGTCTCTCCGCTACGAATACCAATTGTCTTGGAATATGTAGAGTTCTAGCTTGTGCTGCGATAGGTATACCTCTGTCATCGGTAAATCCTGCAACGTCAATTAAACCTTGTTCGACAGAAGTCTCAGAAAGTTCAGCTTGAGTTGTAGGCGTGTTAGTACCGCTAGATCCATCTTGAAGTACATGAGCGGAGTTCACTAATGAAACTCCATCACCACCCAAGAAAGAACCGCTAAATGCATTGTTATACACTGCAGCGCCTTTTGTTTGTTTAGCAGAAGCCATCGAACGGGCTAGTGCTTTAGTTAATCTGGTAGAAAGCTTGTCATACAAGTTATCTTCCATAGCTTCTTCAGTAATTGAGAAAGCCATAGCAACGGTTTCGTTGGTATATCTTGCGACCCAACCTTCACCAGTTTGAGCGTATTCGACACCTTGGCCTTCAAACTTCACTGAAGCTTCGCCAAAGCCGGGGAAGAGAACTTCTTCCTCAAATGCTCTGTTAGATTTTTCGTTCTCAAAGAGTACAGCTGCCTCATCTTCGTAACGTTTATATTCCGTTCCAAAGATTGCATGCAAACCCGGTACTAATTCTTTGAGTAACTGACCTCTAGTAATAGCCATAATATTTTACTCCTAAATTAAGCAGTCGGGAAGTTGCCATCGTAGCGACCCCATGAGTGCGTGTTGATTTTAACAAGAACGTCCATTGTAGTCGACACTGCGCTGTAACTCAAATCTGTTTCCGCTGATCCTAAGATCTGGAAAGGAAACGCTTGTTGCGTTGAACTTTGAGTATTACTTGCAGTAGAAGAGTCTAATGAACTTCCTGCTTTAAATGTAACAGTTGAACCAGAACCTGTTAGGTTCTGTGCATTTGCACCAACATCTGCTGATGTCAAAGCACTGCCAGCTTGATCCGCTTGCATTTTGAAGATCGTTGATGGATCATCATAAACATAAGCCTTGAAGTTAGCTTTAGCAACTGTACTTACCGCAATTGATCTAACAAATCTTACATCACCTGAACTGTTGTCTGCGTATTCAGCGCCCCAAAAAACACCAACAACGGCACCAGTATCACCTGAGCCGATGTCTTGTACTAATAGACCTGAAGCCAAAGAACACGTATCACCTTCAAAATAAGCTGAAGGTGCAGTAGCAGCGATGCGATAACCGTTTCCGTCTACAAAATTGTTGTTACGTATTGTACCACCATTTGCTTGACGAATAGGTTCCAAACCATAAGCCATAAATATCTCCTTTATTTCTTATGTGCTAAATGAGAATATGTGACTAACGCGGTGCTAGTCTTCAAATTTAGCGCTTGGTTTTGCCGCTTGTCCTCCTATAACGGAGGAGGTAGATTCATCTACCACTGGCATGCTTTTGTCCGAAGCGCGTTTTAATTCGTGCCCATAAGCTTGAGCCGCTTTTCGAGTTTGATCTTCGTGGTACTGTCTTTTATCTTTCATGTATTCTGCATCTTGTTTCATCAAGATTAGATCACCTGATCGAACAGCACCTGCGTGTTTACCAGTTGTCATCACGTCAACTATATAATCTTTTCCCAATTCCTCAGGTTTAACTATTGCATAGTCTTCGCGTAAACGTTGATGAACATTTGCATCATCTGGCTGATTCAATAATTCATGTCTCACCCATATATACTCAGTTCCCGGAGGAGCTGGAGGCGTTCTTAACTTGTTAGGTGCCTCAAATGTTCTTTTTCGAGTTGCCGAAACCCGAGTCTTACGGCTAGTTTGTGTCGCTTTAGTCATATTAGCCTCCCGCCATTTCGTCTTGGCGCAATTTTTGGCGCGCATATTCTTCATAGGAAACATTAAGTCTGTCAGCCATTTCCAATTCGGTTCTGGATAACCTTACTTTACGTTTTCCTGGTGCGGAGCGCGTTCCGCCTACAACTGTTGGAACTTTTCTAACAGTCTTTGATCGAAGATCAGGAAACTCTGTCTGCAATCTTGCATCAAGTTCGCTATAGTATTCTTCAGGACCATCTTGAGGAGTAATCCCCTCGTCAATTAATTCCTTATGAACAACCAAAGCCGCTTGAGTCTTGATTCGTTCTCCAGTATTCTGTCCGCCAAACCAACTATTCCTTTTCTGCCACGCAAGAGCTTTGCGATCTGGAAGAGGAGGTTGTTTTGGTTTCTTATCAACCTTAGTTTCCTCACTTCTTGCAGGACTCTTAGATTTAGTAGTTCCTAAATCTCGTTCTGCCCTAGCCTTATATTGTTTGGCCACCAGTGCTTCTGCTTTCACAGATGCCAAGACATCAGTTGCCTTTATCTCGGAGTCAACGTCACTAGCTTCTTTTGCAGTTCTAAGAGTACTCAAGGCTTGCTTTTCCTGTGCCCCCAATCTGTCAATATACTGATTGATTGCATCAAGTTCGGAATCAGCCTGCTTATGCCTTAAATCATTCCGTTCATCCAGCCATTTGGACTTATCCTCCTCATAGCCTTTAAGCTTTTCCTCAAGCTCTTTCTTCTGCGCAACAAGTCGCTTTATTCGTTTTTCAGCGCGCTTGCCGAATACTTTTGGTTCCTTAGATTCTTCCTGGGATTCTTCCGTTTCCTCAACTTCAGCTTCCACCTCTATTGATTCTTCTTCCGTTTCTTCCTTTTCCTCTTCAGAAGCTGCAGTATCTTTCAGCTCTTCGGACTTGGCTTCTTCTGCCGCGTCTTCGGGTTTTTCTTCTGGTAATTCTACGATAATGTCTTCATTATCTTCTCCATTACCTTTTTCTTTTTCATCTATCATCTAGATCTCCTTCGGTTGCGAACCGCGTTTGCCGCTATTCTAGTATATTGTACACTAAATTGTACGGTAATGCAAGTCTATTTATGGGTAATCTTTGTGGGATCAGGAACTACAGCCACGACCTCATCATCATTTATAATGGAGTATTCCTCTCCTTCATACTTGAATTTAAGTCCTACGTACTTTCCTGTAAGAACCCAGTCTCCTTTTTTACACCAAATACTGGCGGATTTCTCCATACTTTTATAGCAATCTTCACCCACTGCTATAACTTCTGACACTACACAGGAAAACTTTGCCGCTTCCACTGATGTATCAGTTAATATGATTCCCCCCGCTGTTTTATTTAATATTTCTCTAGGCTTTAATAAAATACGATAGCCTGCTGGTATAGGTAATTTTTTACTCACTCCATGTCTCCTTTATTAATTTTTTTAATTCTGTGTTAACGCGATCCTTCATATCTTCAAGAGTGTGATGAATCCCCAACATGTATTTATATTCAGGAAGAGTATCCACTCCTCCCAATAATTGTTCTTTATTAGCTAATATAGCTTCATCAAGAATTTTTTCAATTCGTTCCTTATAGTCATTAGCGTCTGGCATAAAGTCTCCTGTTAGAGGGGGCATTTCTGCCCCACCCGTTTAACTTATCTTTATTTCCTTTGGTCTCTTCTCCTCAGGTACAATTTTTTCTAATTCAATAGATAATAATCCATTCTCAAATTTAGCGTCATTGACTATTACATCATCTGCTAATGCAAATGAACGAGTAAAAGATCTTTGAGAAATGCCTCTATATAATAAAGGATCTATGTTTTCAACTTTTTGAGTTTTTGGATTATTTTGTTTAATAGATTTAATTGTTAATGAATTATCCGCATAATTAATTAATACATCTTTTTTACTAAAACCAGCTAATGCTAGTTCTATAGTAAACTTTAGATCATCAATCTTACGAATATTATATGGTGGATAATTAGGAACATCCAATTCTAACGTATTGAGTTTATCCCATAAAGAATCAAACCCAACCATAAATGGTCTATACGGTTCCCAATCAACGAGTGATTTAATCATAATAACCTCCTTGTTAAGCGAAATTAAATCGTGACTCCTTTCGGCAGTCAAGATAAGTATACACTATTTCGCTAGTTGTGTCAAGGAATTATTTAAATTGAAGTTTTTCGCCTTTTTCTTTTTTGAAAAATAAGATTTATGTGACCCGTTATCATGGATCACATTAGCACTAAACACCTTTTTACATCTCTTCTAGTAATATCAGATAATATTTTAATAGTCTTTATCATGAATTAAAATTTTCAACTCTTTTAACGTTAATCGCGTTTTCTTTTCCTTTGTTCTCTCCTATTTCAAATTCTATTTTTTCTCCTTCTTTTAGTGTACTGATTCCAGCTTCTTCCAAAGCCGATACATGTAAGAAAACATCTTTGTTTCCTTCCTGTTCAATAAATCCATATCCTTTGGTTGGATTAAACCATTTAATTTTTCCTGTAGTCATTAGTTTCCTTTATTGTTAATCCTCAATTATTTTGAGGATGTGTTTTTTTCCGTCTTCTTTCCATATTTCTATTTTAGCCTTGACGGGTCGGCATTCCATTCTTGGACCATCTGGCCCGGAACTTCTTTCGCTTAGTCTTTTTGCCTTAAGACAGTCACCAATCGTGTCATACGGCACGTGCTCTTTGAGATCTACCCCAATAAACATGAGCAATGCTATAACAATTTCAACCACCGTTAGCCTCCCTAAGTTTGTCCTTCAGTTTTTCTATATTCTCACGAGCTTCAATCATGTCTTCCTGAAGCCTCATAATATTGACTTTATTGTGCATCATTGCCTCAACTTGGGTCTGTAATTTTTCCAATTGACTTGACATATACTCGATAAGCATGAACTGTTCAGAATCTGCGGGTAGGGATCCCATTTCACCCCTGGGCCATCCAATTCTAAACGCTGTATTTTCAATGAGATCGGCTTCCATAAGCGTGTTTCGCGTCTCAATGTTAGAAAGCCTTTCTTGTATTCCGAAGAAGGCGTAGACTCCAATTCCGACGGCTGCGAGAATCGATAAAAGATTACGCATAGGCATAGAAATAGCAGTTTTATCCGATACATCGACTCTTCCGTTTGTCATTACAGTTTTCCCACTATAACACTTATAATCATTACTATTGCGATTACGGCAACCACCACTGCAGCCCAGTCAACCTTATCCAGTAGTTTCATTATTTTCTAGTTTTCATAGGAATAAGGAGAGTCAGAAGAACTACCAGAATCTATGAGCTCGAACAATTTTTTATGCTGATCCATGATCTCCTTGTCTTTCTTATTTCCTTGTCTTAAATCCTTCTTGATTTGTTTTACATCTGTCATGAGATTTTCCAAATCAATTTTCATTTTAACTTGATTCTCTATTACATCTTTTTTATTTTCTTCTTCAAAGCTTTTGTACATTTGATCGACGCGCGAATCCAGTTTGCTTACGTACCATATGACAGCTATACCCTGTACGAGCACAAACGCCACGACGGCGAAGGATATCTTAAGTCCGTTCATTTATTCCTCCCAAATGAAATCTTGTTTAACTGTAAATGATTCCTTAACAGAATCCTTTCCATTATCTTTTTCCGTATCTGCTATACCATATGTAACGCTAGTCTTATGTGGTTTCATATACATACCATCACAACCCTGCAATATATTCATTGCTGAAATGATTGCTACGCTAAACATAATTTTCCACATGTCATAATTTCTTTATACTCAAGATTTTTTCTTATTAGGATTTCTTGCTTTTTCTCTAATAGCAGCCCTCTTAGCAGTTGCTTTAGCTTTTCCAGAAACCTTTGAAAGTTTTTTCCTTTGAGTAGGACCTGAAGATTTTTTACCTTTACCTGTTTGATCAGCATGAGCTGCTTTAGCTTTACCATTTCCTGTTAACCATTTTTTTATTTTTTTTGTTATAGGAAAAAGTTCAATAGGTTTCTTACCTCCGCCTTTAGATTTTACTTTTCCGTCTTTGCCGATAGTATATTGAGTCATAATTATTTCCTTTTCTTCTTCTTCTTTTTCTTTTTTTTCTTTTTAGCCGAAGTACCATATTCCGCTTCCCATCTCATGGCAATTTTAGGATGTTGAGAATGAAGATAGCGTCTTTGTTTTGCCGACTTAAAAGGCATTACGGTTTATTAACTTTTCCGCCTGTACGTTTTCCCCATTTGCCATAGGATTCATCTCTACGATCTTTCATGGATTGTTTCTTAGTAGATTCTTTTCCACGTCTCATTCCTAAAGATTCATCTTCTCTAGCGGCATAGCCTTGCTTATGAGGATTTTTTGTTTTTGCAGTAAGCTTTTTCTTTTTAGTGGGACCCGACGATTTTTTACCTTTTCCGATATTTTTCAAATCCATAGATTTGTTACGTTGCATCCCTGTTAATTTATATGCATTACCTACCATAATATACTCCTTATAGTTTAGTTATTTTAACTGCCGCGTCCATCGTCTTAGCAGCATCTTTCGCCATGTTACTGGCAAATCGCATTTCAGCTTCCTTCATGCGAAGTTTGCGATCCTCGTCCTCGTTTTCATCCGTGGTCATAAGTTTCGCTTCTTCAAGATCCATCTTATCGTCATGCATCTTAAGCCTGTTCATCTCGGATTGCGCACGCAGAGCGAGATCTTGTTTCTGTAATTCTATTTGTTCAGCTTTCTTATCATCAGTATCACCTGCCATAATTCTAGCTTTCTCTTCATCA